GATGGTTCGTTCTCCTCTACTTCATCTGCCTTGTGTTCATCGGCATCCCGTGTCGTGCGCTTCGTTTACCAAGCCCGCAGGGCGCAAGTCGTCGATTCCACTACTTTTCACTTTTCACTTTTCACTCTTAACTCTTAACTCTTACACTTCCTTGTTGTGCTTGACACCTGCATAAACTATCCAATAGGGTACGCCATCGGGGAACACGAGTGCGCGGCACTTATAAAGGAGGCTCTGCGTAACGCCGTAAACCACACAAGGGAGCTGTTCGGAATGCGCTACCGCGTAAACCAATACCAGAGTGACCACTACGCCATAAGCGAGATGTCCAGGATATGCGGCGTCATCAGTGACAAGTTCACGCCGGCGCGTGTCAAGAACGCAAAGGCAAAGCCAGTGGAGGCTTATTTCAATGACATAAACGAGCGGTACTGCCGCCTGATGCCTAACGGAAGCGGCTACGGAATAACAAGCAGGAAGTCAAGGCAGCCTAACATTGACGCTCTCAACGAGTGCCGCAAGTCATTCCCTGACAGGGAGGGTTGCGCCAGGCAGATTATGTGGATAATGGAGAGCGAGCGTAAGCGTCTGCGTGAGCAGTATGTGTCAATGTTCGCCAACCTTCCTGAGGAGCGCAGGCTGCCTCTGTCAGATGAGCAGTACCTGCTGGAGTTCGGCTCTGAGACCGGCTTCCGCAACACAATTGAGGCAAGCGGACTGAGGGTAACCATTGAGGGCGTGAAGCGTGACTATGACTGCTTTGACGTTAAGTTCCGTCAGTTGGCGCACGTTAAGTGGGCGGTCAAGTATGACCCTTCAGACAAGAGCAGGGTTCTTGCCGTGAGCGAGGACGGAAGCTACCGTTTTATGCTGGAGGAGAAGTACGTGCAGCCTATGGCGCTTGCTGAGCGCAAGGACGGTGACGCAGAAAAACTTCAGAAGGTGCTTGACTTCAACAAGACCCTTGGCAACCACGTTATTGAAAGGCTTGGCAAGGCCGCTGACACAACACGCAGGCTCTTTGAGGAGCACGCCAATGAGATAGACCCCACACTGTCACGCCTGCTGCTCTGCGACAGCGAGGGTCAGCACAAGAACCGCAAGAACATACACCGCGGAGGTGACATTATAGACATCCGCTCAATAGAGCCGGACCCCGCTCCCGCACCTGAGAAGGTTAAGAGCGACGAGGATGCCGAACTGCTTGACTTATACTAATTTATTAATCTAATAATTAAAAAATCATGAAAATTCAGGAAAAAGAGAACATCAAGGCGGCCCTTGCAGGTTACTGCGACAGAATGGGCAGCCAGAACAAGGCGGCTAACAGTCTTAAGAACGTGAGCTCCGCCACTGTAAGCCAGATGCTGAACGGCAACTGGGATTTGATAACGGATGAGATGTGGCGCTCCGTAGCCGCACAGATAGGATATGACAACCGCAGTTGGGTGGTTGTTGAGACAAGGGGATACAAGCGTATGACGGCACTGCTTGATGACGCCCAGCGCAACAGCCTTGTGTTTGCCGTTACAGGTGACGCAGGCTGCGGAAAGAGTGAGGCGGCAAAGACATACGCGCGCTCACATCAGGATGTCTTTTACCTTAGCTGCTCCGAGTACTGGAACCGCAAGCACTTTATGAGCGAACTGCTCCAGAACATGGGTGTTGATTACACCGGCTACACCGTGAGCGAGATGATGTGTGACATCATTATGAACCTCAAGCGCAAGGACACTCCTCTGATAGTCCTTGATGAGGCTGACAAACTGAGTGACCAGGTGCTCTACTTCTTCATAAGCCTTTACAACAATCTGGAGGACAGGTGCGGAATAATTATGTGCGCCACTGACTATCTGGAGAAGCGCATCAAGCGCGGTGTGCGCTGCAACCGCAAGGGGTACAAGGAGATTTTCAGCCGCTGCGGCCGCAAGTTCATACCAATGCAGGCGGTGAATGCTGATGACATAACCGCCGTGTGCAAGGCTAACGGTGTTGAGGACGCTGTCACCATTGAGAGGATAATTGATGATTCGGATTGTGACCTGAGACGTGTGAAGCGTCTTGTGCACGCAAGCAAGTCTGCATCTTTGAAATAACCATGGGGAAGACAATTAGCAACAAGAACGTACTGAACGCCAGGTTTGACGTTGCCGACTTTGACGGGGAGTGGCTGGCATCGTTCGGCCGCCCGGAACTGCGCGGCAGCTGGATGGTCTGGGGAGGGAGCGGCAGCGGAAAGACAACCTTCATGCTGAAACTTGCCAAATATGTTTCCCGGTTCCGGAAGACGGCTTACGACTCCCTGGAGCAGGGCTTGTGCCTGAGCTTCCAGGTTGCGTGGAACAGGGTTGGCATGGCGGAGGCTGGAAACAACATAATGCTGATTGAGAAGGAGACCCTTTCAGACCTGCGCGCAAGGCTTGACAAGAAGCGTTCGCCTGATGTGATAATAATTGACTCACTCCACTACTGGCAGGGGTTCAAGCTGAGTGATTACGTCAGCCTCCTCCAGAGTTACCCTGACAAGTTGTTTGTCTTTGTAAGCCACGAGCGCGGCGGTGAGCCTAAGGGCTCCACGGCGCAGTACATCCGCTACAACTCTGACGTGAAGATAAGGGTTGAGGGTTACAGGGCTTACGTGACAACAAGATATGAGGATAAAGAGAATGGCGTGGGAGGCGCTGACTTCATCATCTGGGAGGAGGGCGCCAATGAGTATAACCTTAATAAAATGTAGAACTATGATGACAGCAATTGAAAAGCAAGAGAAGAGTATGAGGCGTACATACCACGCCCTGACTCACCGTTTGGGCATGACGGAGGATGAACGCCGTCAGATGCTCCTTAGCAACTTTGGCGTTGAGTCCAGTGCGGACCTTGACGCCCACCAACTGACCGACCTGATAAGCACGCTTGACCGTCTGGTCAACCCGTCAGACTCTGACGTGTGGCGCAAGAGGCTCATTGCGGCCGTATGCGAATACCTGCGTGTCATGAACCAGGTTGAGAGCGCTGATATGGCAAGGCGCATAGCCTGCCGTGCCGCCCAGGTTGAGAGGTTCAACGCTATACCTGATGACCGTTTGAAGAGTCTTTACAATGCGTTTAAAAAGCGTGTGAAAGACATTAAGGCTGTGGCGGTCATATCTGACGAAATGGTTATAAAACTATCTGACATGCAGCAGGGAGGGCTGCCGTCATGAAGAAGATGATGAGACATACAACGCATGACCTTGAACGCCTGTACGCACAGTTCAGCACTGTGGCGGATGCGGTGCAGACGGTGTTCGGGGTAAGCCGTGAAGACCTTTCAGGGAGCACGCACCGCCGTGCCGCAAGCGAGGCGAGGTTCGCCTTCTGCTATGTGAGCCACGTGATGTACCCAGGTGTCACATACGAGGATATTGGGCGTTTCGTAGCACGCCACTACTCAACAACCCACTACGCCGTTGAGAGTGCGGAGACGTTCCGCACCGTTGACAAGGTGTTTGATGAAAGGATAAAGAGAGTTTTGAATATTGTTACACAATTATGTTAAACCTTAAAAAATTAAAAAAAAATGGAAGAACAGACAAAGAAAGTGACCGTTGAAATGACGGCTGAAGAGGCGGAGGCGCTTAAGGCGTTCCGCGCCGAGCAGGCAAGAAAGGCTGCAGAGGCAAAAAAGGCAAATGACGTGAAGGCTTACAAGGACCTTGTTGACAACATAGTTGACGAGACCGTAGTGAAGGCACGTAACCTGAGCTCACAGATGAGCGATGTGAAGAATGGCATTATTGACAGTTTCAAGACTGTCATTGATATGAAGGAGGAGTTGTACAAGGGTCAGAAGTCACTGAAGGACGGACGTTACACAGACACGTTCACCAACTCAGAGAGCGACAAGCGTGTGACTCTGGGCTACAACACCAATGACAACTATGATGACACCTACACTGAAGGTGTTGACCTTGTGCACGAGTACATTGAGAGCCTGGCATCTGATGACAAGAGCCGCCAGCTTGCCGATATGGTGAACACTCTGCTTAAGGAGCGTTCAAAGGCCGGACAGCTGAAAGCGCAGAACGTGCTCCGTCTGGAGAAGATGGCGCAGGAGTGCGGTGATGAGAAGTTCATTGAGGGAATGCGCATAATCCGTGACGCATACCGTCCTATCACAACCAAACAGTTTGTGAAGGTTGAGGTGAAGGACGAGAAGACCAACGAGTGGGTTGCGGTGAGCCTTAATATGACCAACTGTTAGGAGGGTGCCGTTATGTGGATTTGCTATATTCTTCTGCTGCTTATGGTATCAGCAATTGCGCTTGTCGCAATAATTAAGGTCATAGCCCTGGAGGAGGATTTGGAGGAGGCAAATGAGAGGATTGCACACCTTATATGTCAGAACGTTAGACTGAGAATTAAAAAAGATGGCACAGAGGACAATAAAGACTGAATATGACAAGAGGGAGGCTTGCCGCAACTGCAAGGGCGTTGGCATCCTCCCTTCAGGGGACAAGTGCCCCGTTTGTCTTGGCTCAGGCTTGGTTGACAAGCATTATGACATCAGCATCACCATCAAACCGTTTGTGAAGAGATGATAATAGCCGTTGATTTTGATGGGACAATAGCCAGGACCAACTTCCCTGTCATTGAGGATGAGATGCCTGACGTGAAGGAGGTTCTGGGTGAACTGATGAAGCGTGGCCACTACGTCATAGTGTGGACCTGCCGCCAGGGGCGCGACCTTTTGGACGCAGTGAACTGGATGCTGGAGCACGGCGTGCCGTTCAACCGCATCAATGATGAGTGCCCCAGGCAGATAGAGATATACGGTGGCAGGGATTTCGGCAAGGTCTATGCTGACGTGTACATTGATGACCACAATGTGGGCGGATTCCATGGATGGAGGGAGGTTCTCCGCATTCTGGTGCCGGAATGCTCTGACGGAGGGGCGTAAAAAAAGCAAAAGCCTCACGCCCTCAAGCGCAAAGCCATTGCCAAACCCAGTTGCAATATTACGCAAAAGTTTTCACTTTTACAAATATATATGGCTTATACACGCAAAAATCTACTTTTGAGGGTCAAAGAGGTGAATGAAACCTATGTTGAGAAGCACAGGATTGGGCTCTCCACGGAGTACATTTACCGCAATTTCATCTTCCCCTTATTCCACATCAGCCGCAGCACGCTGTATGACTACCTTGCCATCCCATACGCCTCACAGCTCAAGGAGATTGAACGCAAGGAGGAGGAGCAGAAGCGGATAATGCCCAGCCTGTTCAAAGATGAGGACTTCAAATAACATTATTAACTTTTAAAAACAGATTTACTATGAATCCAATTACAAGAAGAAAACTGTATGAGCATGGATACATATTGTTCAGAACTGATGACTCATCAGACAACCCTTTAATCAAATTCAGCCGGTCACATGGTGTTTGGCAGAATTCAAAACATATACGTCCAAGTCCGAACGAGACAAAGACCTTCTGCGTATTGTGCGTGAGCATGAGAAGTATTTGATTGACGGCTAAGTTTCATCCCTGGAGAGAACCTCCGGGGATTTTCATTTTTGCACTAATGGGGCTCCATTGGTTACAAAATTGAAAAAAAACTTAAATGTACTTAAACGATGTTTAACACATTTAAATTGGCACCTCAATCTAGTTTTTCATTTTATTTGAGGTTATTTGACTTTATTTGGCATTGTTTTTGCTTTCACTTGTGAAAGAAATTCCGTATATTTGCACGACAAAACAACACAATGACTATGAACAAAGATTGGCCAAAGCTGGAAAAACCACCAGTAGTCGTCGCTATCTTCCAACTTAAGTTTAATATTCCGAATTTTACGGTAGATGGCTTTCAATCATGTTTTGCTTCTATCCAAAATCAACTTCCGCATAGACACAACAATATTCAGGTAGGCATTGATTTAGGGAAAACGGCTATCCCTCTCGGAGAATCAACTGTTAATGGTAAGTCAACAGCTTCTCTTGGCAGTTGTGTGTTTAGTACACCTGACCAGAGGACAAAGCTTTCGCTCTCAAATGACACGATAACATTTATTGAAGAAAGAGAGTATAACGGATGGGGTTGTTTCAAGGCAACAGTGCTTAAGTTTTTAGAAATATTGCAACCTATTTTAGCACAAGGGGAAGTTATAAGAACATCCATTCGTTTCATAAACAGGTTCTCTTTCCCTGATTTCGACAGACCGCAAGATTACGTTAATATGCAAATCGCATCTACTGGAAGCAAGGAGTCTGAGTTCCCATTGAGGCAATACGGATTCCGTTTAATGTATGACGTATCTGGAAAGGAATCTTATGTGGTAGAGAATCATAATGTGGAGAATGTTCAAAAGTCTGTATATCTTTATACATTTGATATTGATGTTTTAAATACTCAGTTACTAACATTTGAGCTTTCTACCATTGATTTAATAATGGAAGACTTAAGAACAATTAAAAATACTGTTTTTTTTGATACTTTAACGAATAAAACATTGGAAACATGCAAATAAATAGATTGTCTAATAATTTTAAGCCATTGGTTTTATCTGTTGGTTTGGCTGCCGTTCCAGCGTATTTTGCGTATGCAGATATTGATAGAGTTGAGGTTAAGGTTACAAGTCCTAAAATAAATGACTATATCAATTTATCAAGCAATTCTGACGGAGTTCATTATTTCATAAAAAGTAAATTTCAACTTCATTTGCAACAGTGGGAAGAAAACACTATGCTATTGTCTTCAGTATCTCAAATAGTTGAAGAGGAGAATTTTCAAGCAATTGTTGCAATGGGGAAATTAGCTACTCCGTTTATATTGGAGGAATTATCAGATAAACCTTCTACCTTGGTGTGGGCTCTTAATCTAATATATGGTCGTAAAATTTCAGAGAAAAAAGATCTAACTATTTCTGAAGCTTGTAAATTATGGATAAAGAGTTTATCAAACAATTGCTAATATCTAAAAAGCTCCCCAAATTAAAGGATGACAAACAATTCCAAATTTCTAGTCCTGTTAACCCAAACTATAATTGTATAGCATGGGCATACCAGTTGATTGACAATAAATGGTATGCAACACCAAGAGGTTCTCTCCAATTTGATGGCGTAATCAGTTTTTGGCCTGATGATATTCCTGATGGAAGAGATATTTCGTGTTTAGTTGCACTGTTTGAAAGTATAGGTTATGTTCGTTGTAATACATACGAACATGAGAGTGGATTTCAGAAAGTGGCGTTATATTGGAAAGAGTATAGTCAGGAATGGACGCACGCCTCAAGAGAAAGTAGAGATGGCTCATTTTGGATGAGTAAATTAGGTCCATCTGTTGACATTCATCACGGAAATCCCTACTCTGTAGAAGGAACAGACTATGGAACTGTTTATTGTATTATGAAACGACCTTCATAATTAAAAGTAATCCCCAGAAGTGATTCTGGGGATTTTTGTTTGTAGTGGTTATTTGTATGATGAGCGGTCAGTGATGTGGCAGGAGTAGGTTTCAATGTTGTCCTGCAGCTCATCAAAGTCATGGTCCGTGGTGCTTGACGTCAAAGTGAGGGCGTTCATCACATTCCCTGCCAAATCAACTGTCCCTAAACCTTGTATTTTTGCGTTCACTGTGTCACACAGTGCAAGACGGCTTACAGCATCACTCCAGGAGCCGACACGGCTGTCCGTCACAATATGGAGGTTGACCCTGACAACAGCCTCCCTCACCCTGTGCAGCTGCTCGCCCCATTCAATAGGCTGGAACTCTATGAATACTGCAGGAGTTTCAAACGGCTGCTCCTCCTCTATATAAGTCAGCTGGTTGTTGAACAGGTCAACATGTTTGATGATGCTGACGTTGTTGTTGCCCACTATGCTTTCAAGTGCTGTTTTGATTGTGTTGTAAATTAATGCTCTCATAATATTTGGTGTTTAGTGTTTCCTGTTTACCATCTCTGATATAATACCTTTTAAATTCTCTTTAAAGACCTTTTCAATGCACTCCTTTACTTCAGGAGCGTCACCTATGAACCTGCGCTCAGGAATGGTTATCTTGCTTCCCACTTTCATCAGAGCCATATACTTATACACTTCCGCCTCAGCATTCGCCCTGACGCTTGATTTGCTCATCGCTCCGTTCCTGTTATGCTTGATTTTCCCTGCAGCCTCATAGTATTTCGCCCAGAAGTAGCGCTTCATCTTGCGTGTTACTGTAATCTCCCCTCCTTCATTGTGAATGGCCGCATACGGTTCGGAACTTGACCAGGTTACAGAGTTGTCACCGACTGTGGCTCTGATGGAGCGTCTTAGTTTGCCGGTGGCAACCATCAGAGTCCCCTTGCCCTCCCTTCTGCGCTCTTTCCATTTGCGGGAGAAGAAGCCCTTGCGCTCAAAGTTGCGGTCAAACTCATCACTGAGCTCAACCTTGATGTCTGTCAGTATTTTTTGTCTCCAGTCTTTCATTGCTTTTTGTTTATCTTTGCAATATGAATGTGTTTTATGAAATATCCTATGGTAAAAATGCTTTTATATTCCAGTGCTCTGATGTGCTTCTTCACGAGTTGAATAAGGTTGATTTTGTTGACAAACAATTATTCACTGCCCGATTTTCCGGCGACAGTTCCTTTAATACTGTTTTTCAATTTCTGCAAGAAAGTGGATATGTTGCGGCAGATGAAAGGGCTCTCTTTATAACCACCTCTGGCAAGCTTTTTATTGGCAATGGCGGTTTCAAGGGAAAAGCAATTCTGACTATTGTTAAGGCAGTGTCTTCTGTAATTGGGGTTTGTGGTGCTGTATCTGCAATCATTACACTTCTGCTGCATTTTAATCACTGACTCACAACACATTTTCCATTGTTCAAGTGACTCTTCATTAGTATTAGAATGTGCCTTATGCACTATATATATGACCATTCCAACAGTTGAAGCAAGCATTAAACTGATAAAAATCAAAAAAAAGTTATGAAACATTTGTTTGTTATTTAAAAAAGTAATTTGTACATTCGCAATGTCAGAAATGACAATACGGAACGGAATTGGCTGAGGTAAACCCTTTTTACCCGCAATTCCGTTTTTTTATAAATCTGTTATTGTGTATAGGTTTAAATTACCATTTCTGTAAACACCTGCTTTTACTCTGTATTTATAACCGCTGATTTCTAATTCATAGACATTCATTTGCGTGAATTTTCTCTTCCGACGAGCAAAAGCACCATTACGATTATTATGCCCTAAATCTATAGGTTCAGAGCCTTGTGGAACAAGCCTGTTGACATAATTTTCAAATTGTAAGAGTATCTCTTGTTTATAGAAAATGACTTATCTGTTGCACCACCCTTTGTAACTTCACGTACTGAAATATCATCTATTGTCATTAATGTGCCGTTATACGTCACAATCTTGCTTATAGTTTTATATTTATCTCTGTTGTGAACACGAGCGATATGCATAACCTCTTTTGGAGTATTTTCTCCAGCGTGCTTGAAGTAGCTTACGCCATCAGGGAACGCCTTGCGCTGCTTACCGGGGTTGAAACGGAATGACGGTGCTTTCTCTGTTGCCACTTCACCGGCTTTGCACGCATCCTCAGACACGCTCTGCTTATGCTTGCTCTTACGCACCTGTACAACGGTGCAGCGGCAGTTCCAGCCAAGCGGAGGGTAATACTTGTCCCAGAATGGGTCTGACATAGGCAATGTGGTGTCATCAAGCAAACGGTGTTCATCACGCACCTTTTCATCCTTGGCTGTGCGGTACTGCAGATAATAGTCATCGCCATCAGCCTCAAAGTCCGCCCATTTCCTTGCTGTCTGCGCAGATGCTGTAGCATAACCTTCCTCCGTCTCACCCCATCGGTGGAACAGGTTCATTGCAGCCGCAGCCTGCGTCTGCCTGTCTTCCTGTGGAATCTTCCCATCGTTCATTATCTCATCAATACGCCCACGTACATAGTGTGCCTTATGAGCTGCAAAACGAGCGGCATTTGCCCTCATGCAGTCAGCCAAATCACTGTAACGACTATCACCTGCGGTCTTTTCTCCTGTATGCACATCGTATGTGTCACCAGACGTGGAGAGCCACACTAAACATCTAATTCTACTACATAACTGGCAACATACAATAAAAGAGCCAACGGCTACGGGGAACAGGTAATTCCCTCTCTAAGCTGAAGGCTCTTCTGCACTAGCAAAGACACGAATAATTTTTAATCTATTAAAATACTCTCAACATTACTGTTATTCAGTGATTTACAGAGATTTTATCACGAATTTTGTCTATTAGCCCTAAAAATCAAAAAAAAGTTATGAAACATTTGTTTATTATTTAAAAACTAATTTGTAGATTTGCAATATGGAAACGCTGTAACCTTTTGGCGCCTGGTTTGTGTATCTTGGTTACTGCGTTTCTGTGTTTTCCGGTAGGTTCTTTGTAATAGTATATAAGAACAACTTACCCTCTCTCTCATACCCTTGCTTGTATCTTCCTAAGTGTATATACACTGTATCTCCAGTTGGCAATTTACATCTAAAATACTAGAAATAGTCTGCATTGCGTTTTATTCGCAGTGTTTTTTCGTTTGTGTTATGATTTTATCACGAATTTTGTCTATTAGCCCAATATAAATAAAAGCGCCAATATTACATAGCCCCTGTACGCGGCCCAATGCAAATATTAACGCTTTTTACATTTGCAAAATTACAGATAACTTTTCAGATAACAAACATGATTGAAATAATTATCAATATTTACAGATATGAAACGGATTATTATCATACTGCTTCTTCTTTGCCCGTCGCTTTGCGCATTCCCTCAGTACAATGACAACCCTGTGTGCGGATGCAAACTGACAAAGAACTACGGAACAGTGTCAGAAACGTTCTACCTTTCCTGTACGGTCCATATTGCCAAACCTGGTGAGTTCGTTGATTTCAGAGTTTACGAAGTCAAGGATGGCGGATATGCCAATATGACAATTAAATTTGTCGATTTCAAACCGCGCTTTTGCGGCGAATGGCGTCTTACTGATAAAGACGGCTACGCCATCAAGTTTGTCAATTCGCCTGACCAGGCTACATTCACTGTTAAATTCGGTGAACCTGCAGAGGTTTATGGTTTTCAAAGCGAGCCACATTAAATCAGTGTTCTTGGCGATGGTTTATCTTATTAGGAGTTTTATTATCTTTGCTGTATGAAAACGCTTCTCTGTATATTACTTGTTGGTATCGCAATATTTGCATTACTGATGGTATATGCCCATCTCTATGTTAAAATCAAGATAAAAAAGGGAGAGCTCACTGAAGAGCAGCTTCGCAAAATGATTGACGACAAGAAAGAAGAACAAAGATTAAAAAAATTGGAGAAACAATCCAGAAATTCAAATTCAATAACCATTTCTGTTACAATTAACAATGAGGATGAATTTGATGAAACACCATACTATACGCACCATTCTCGTGAATAAATTCCAGGTAGGATGTCGGTACGCAGGATTTCAGTTAATTAGTGATAATGAAAAAAATCATGCAGAAAGGGCGAAAATACTCACTCATCTTGTCTACACAGTACAAACGATAGTCAATTATGTCTTAAAAAATGAACGGGAAGCTCCACTTTCGTGGTCTACTCCCCGCATCACAAAGGTATGAATATTTTTAAACAACAACCAAAATTGAAAATTATTGCCTATCAATACATCTATGAAACGCATTCCCGTCATACTGCTTCTTCTTTGCTCATCGCTTTGCGCATTCCCTCAGTACAATGACAACCCTGTGTGCGGATGCAAAATAACCAAGGAGTACGGAACTGTATATGAAACCTACTACCTTAAAGGTCCTGTCCATTATGCCAAGGATGGTGAATTTGCAGAATTGAAAATATTTGTTGTCAAGGATGGCGGCTACGCCAATATGACTATCAAGTTTGTTGATTTCAACCCTCGCTTCTGCGGAGAATAGCGTCTCACTGAAAACATAGGTTATGCCATCAAATTTGTCGACTCTCCGGAAAAAGCAAACTTCACAATAAAGTTTGGCGAGCCGGCTGAAGTCTACGGGTTCCATGGAGAACCACACTAAACTCTCATAACCTTACTACATTACTGACAATACACAAAAAAAATGAGCCAACCACAACGGAGAAAAGGGAGTCTCCATCAAGATTTGAGGAGAATTCCTTACAGCAAGCGTTTTAAGCCGTCTTACGCCTTGATTGATACTTATGCCAAACCATATGAATTTTTCAGGCTCATTTTGTGAACAAAAACAACCAATGCGCAATCCCCATCCCCGATACTGCTAACCAATGATTTTCCAAGCGACCTTGTTGTCTGCCTTTATGCGGCGGATTAGTTTTACCACACTCTTTACCACAGTCTCATATTCTTACATCCAAGCAAATGGGCTCAACAGTTCAACATCACTGAGCGCAGCGAAGTAATCCCCCATTGTAATTTGTCGTAAACGTATAATAATTGTCGTTTTAGTACAATTTGATTATCAGATACTTACGTAAAAAAACATTTTTGTAGATTCAAAAATTTTTATGTACCTTCGCTGCATAAATAATTAGTCATGCCAGAGATTGCACGTTTTTACGGGATTATTATAAAGATGTTCTTTAAGCCTAAAGAACATGAACCAGCT